TACAAGACATACTCAAACATTTTACGAACCATATTTGGAAACAACATATGATGATTTAATATTAGACGACAGAACCGCTTTTTATGAAAATAAAGTAAATAAGTTATATCTTTATTCATATATAAATGGTACACCAACTAATTTTGACTCCAACCCTACTGTTAGTATTTCTGATTCTAATGGTGATTTAATACCATCATTAACAGGTTTAACAACCTTAAGACGCACTCAAGGTGTTTATGAATGTACCGTTCCACCATTAACTGGTTATAGCACACCATGTCAATTTAGTGATATATGGAGTGGTGTCACTATTAACGGTGTTTCTTTAGGTACAATAACTAATGATTTAATATTAAAACCATCATCTGAATATTACCAAGTTGGTACTTTAGCTAAAGACCCTGTTTTATATGGTTTTGATTTTTCAGGTATTAAACAAGATGAGAAAATATTAAATACTGATATTCGTAAAGTTGTTGTTCAAATAAAACAAGCTTATACCTCAAATGTAATTTATCCTAATTTTAAAGCTTATTATAGAATGTATGTCAAAGAAGGTACTACTGAAGTTTTGGTTCAGGATTGGACAAGAATAAATCAAACACCAAATGAGTATTATTTTATGTTTGATACAAGAGATAAAATACCTAATGAATATTATGTTGATATTAAAGTGTTAACTTCAGGTGAAGTTGATACTTATAAAAGACAATTAAAATTCCAAATAGTTAATCAAAAATGAAAAATATAAATGAATTAGATGTAGCAAGTATCTTAAAAAACCTTGCTGGTGATACCGCAAGAAACGTATTAACAAGTGTACCAGGAGTTGGTACTGTTGTTAGTCTTGGCGCTTCTGTAAAAAATTACAGTGAATTAAATGATGATTTAGACAAATACAAAGAACTAAAAGCATCAATTCAAAATGATGAAGATATCCAACCTGAAGTTTTAGAAAAATTATTAGATGTTCAAGATGAACTTGAAGTTGATTTTATTGATTTATTACAATCTGTTGCAGGTATCACTAGTATACCTGGTTTAGGATTTGTTGCAAAAGGTTTGGGACCATTATTAGTAAAATTAAGTATTGAAGAAATACTTGAAAAAATTAGTAGTGTTATACCAATTGATAAGGATGCTGAAGAATCAATTATACCATATTTAGCGGCAATTAAAGATATTGAAGATTTAAATAATAAAGCTAAAGAATTAGAACCATTAGCAAAAGATGCTGATACTTTTATGGACCAAATGTTAGAAAGAAATAATTTAGAAGAAGGAAGAAAAAAAACAGGAACTAAATTGTGTTCTCGTGGTAAATCAGCCGCCAAATCTAAATTTGATGTTTATCCATCCGCATATGCTAATGGATACGCAGTATCAGTCTGTAAGGGTAAAATTAAGGGACTGGACGGAAAGAAAAGGTGTTCACCACCATATTGTTAAGATAATAAAAAAAAGGGGTTTTAAGACCCCTTTTTTAATGAATATAAAATTGTATTTACCCATCGTTTAGTTTCATCACCGCCCAATAGCAAATAATTTAATTTGTCTTCTTTAGATTCCACTAAAATAAAATTCTTCAATGTGTCATTTAATTCATGAATCATTTTTTCAGTAAAAGGCACTCTATTATATAAATTTTTAATAACCGATAAATTTTCATTAATACCTTGTTTTCTAACTTCGTATAATATTTTACCAGCCAAATTAACTAATTTAATTGGGGGTAAAAACTCAACAGATTCTTTTCTTGGTTTATATGATGAATATACAGGTTTTTGTCCTTTACCTGTTTGAGTATCTTTTTTTTCTGCATTTCTTTTTTTGGAACATGCTGATTTTTTTTGTGAATCAGTCATTTTAGACGCAACACCTTTAGCTCTACATTTTGGATATCCTTTTGGGTCAGCATCTGGTCTTCCACATGGTGGATGTTTACCATCAACTTTTCTACATATATTAACCCAAGGTCCTTGTGGTTGTTTAGAACCTTTTGATTTTTTCTTTGTACCAAACCAAACGGCTAAATCCTCCCTAAGAATATTTTTGATTAGTTCTTTATTGTTATCCATTTTTTTACGATTATTATATATAAATATCTTACTATGATTAATAACAACACAAAACTATTTGATTTTTTACCATACAACTCAAATGAGGAGTTTAATAAATTAATTAATTCTATTGAAAAAGAACAATCTTTATTCTATGTAATACAAGCGGTTAAATCTGCGTATAAACGAGGTTGTTTTACATTAGAAGAATCTGAAATTATTTCAAAATCATTACGTGTTTTAAGTACTCCCGATAAAAAAGATGAGGCATAAAAAAAGGGACAATTTCTTGTCCCTTTTTTATTTCTTTTAGAAAAGATTATCTCAATTCTCTCAAGTCAAATGTTCTAACGCCATCAACTGTGATTTTACCGTAGAAACGGTTGTTCACCATCTTCTTAGCGTATCTTGTCATGATACCTTTGATAGGTGTGAAGTTGAATGGGTTATACATTGTTGGAGTTAATTGTAATGGTACGTATGGTGCGTACACATAACCTGTATCTAACAATGAGTTACCTTTGTGACCCAACAATACTGTGTTTGGTGGGAAATAAGGGTCTCTGTAAACTTGGTATCTACCAGCCAAAGTTCCAACTCTTTCAATACCCATGTTATATTGGTCTTGCTCAGGAGCTGCATTTGATACGTGGAAGTATTCCAAATCATCAAAGATTGCACTGATTTCAGAAGAAACAACAATCCAGTTAGCTCCACCTCTCAATGTTGATTTGTGGATTTGTGCTGAAAGTTGGTTGATTGCAGTAATCAATGTTTGGTTCCAATCTTTTTGAGTGTATTGTGTTAATGGATTTGCAGTTGTACCTCTCTTCCAACCGTTGTAATCCCATCTCAAAGTCCAAGCTGCGCCTTTTCTCAAATCTCTCAAGATTTCTCTATCAATTTCTGCCGCAACTTGCTCAGACAATAAAGCTGTTAATTCAGCTTCAGCGTCAATGTTGTGGAATGCTGCAACGTCTTGTGCTAATTCAGGAGACCATTGTGCTCTCAATTTTCTTTCAGTTACAGAAACTGTTACTGATTCCAAATCAAAAGAAACTTCACCGATTTCATCTTCAAATTCTAAGGTCTTGTAAACTCTGTAAGTACAAGTAAATTGACCTGTTGTTGTTGATGCGTTAAATGATGTTGTCAAACCTGAGTATCCGTCCATTGAAGAAGCTCCAATTGAACATGGTACTTGTAAATCAACTTCTAAGTAAATTACACCATTAGCATCACAAATATTATCATAGTAACCATCGTTTCCACCATAGCTACCAGCAGTACCTGGGAATGAAGATTGTGTTTGAGTTCCGTATTGAACAATACCTTTACCATATTTTTGAGTTACAACTCTAAATAACAAGTTACTTGAACCAGCACCTGTGAAAGCACCTACGTTAGTTTGTGTATTTGCTCTAATGTACAAATCAGATAAGAAAGCTTCATTATCCATTACTTGACCATCAGGACCAATTAATTTACCAGCTCCTGCGTTTGTGAAACCTGACATTGCTAACAATACTTTTCTGTATTCACCTGCAGTATATGCTGACGCAACCATGTTACCACTTGACCATGCTACAGTTGTAGCACTAACAGTAACAGCACTAAAAGTACCTTTAGAATAGTCAAATAACCCTGGAGGGTCTAATGTTGCTTCGTTACCTTCGTAGAATCTGTCATACAAATTCTTATCGTTTGCACCATAACCAGTGTTTGTATCAGCTGGTCCGTTAGGTGCTCCATAAGGTGCGTAGTGATTTCCACCAGCAGCTGGGTCTTGACCTGTAGTATAACCCTGAATTTTAGGTACGAAGTAGAACAATTTACCGATAGGTAAGTTCATAGCTTGTACAGATACGATGTCGTTAGCCAACAATTTAGAGAAAACTCTTCTTACGATTGGAAATACAACCGTTTCGAAAGAACCGTCTGATGCTGTGCTAGCAGCTTCGTTAATTAAGTGAGATGCTTGGTTTTCATAAAGTTGAGCGATGTTTTCTTTAACATGTCCTCTCAAACCTTCCAAGAATCCTAATTTGTCCCATTTGTTAATAGTATCTTCTTTGATAACTTTAAGGTGCTTAAGACCGATGTTACCAACAAGACCTGATTCTAATAATGCTCCCATTTTTTAAAATATTTAGTTTGTTTTTAGTTTATTTTTTATTTATTCATTTTTGACATAAGGTCCTTCATTCTTAAGAATTGTGGATTTTCATATGTCTTACTTTCAACCAAGTTAGTTGAACCTTTAGATGGTGTTCTATCAATGTTTTCAACGATAGATTCTTTAACCATTGGTTTTTCAACCGAACCTAATTCATCTTTAATAGTTTGATAAAGATTTTTAGATTCTTTGATTGTTTCGACGTTGTCAAAACGTCTCATGATATTTATTTTTTCTGATTTTGTAGTAGTATGTTCAGTAAACAATCTTGTAGCGTAAGCCAAGTTAGAATTGAAAACAGCCACTTCATTTAATTTTTCTCTGAAAATATTTAATGCTTTTCTGTATTCTTCATTTTTTGCTCTTAACT